TGAAGAAAGGTGGCAAAATGCCTAGACCAAACAAATTAAATGTAGAAACCACATCTTACAATCTTACGCTCCCAAAAGCATGGAAAGAACATCTTTCTAAAGAATCTTTTATTCAAAGCAAATTACATAATAAAGAAATATCTATTGCAGATTTAATACGAGATGCGATTTCAGAGAAACTTGATAGGGAAGAATGCTTAAAAACTTCCCTATCAAAGAAAAAAATGAATCTTAATATCTCATACTTGAAATAATAAAGCTATGGCGAAAAACTATAAAGGAAAGATAAATAGTAATTTTAAAGTTGTTTCTTTGCCAACATATCAAGCAGAAAAGTGGTTGCTAGAAAAACATTATGCAAAAAGAAAAACACCAATTTCTTTTTTATTTGGGATTACAGACAATGATTGTATTTTAGGCATATGTTCTTTTGGGAGTCCTCCTAATATGAATTATAATAATGGGAAATGTTTATTTAACAATTTAAGTGTAAAAACATTGGAATTGAACAGGCTAGTTGTTAATTCTAATCTACCCAAAAACACTTTGTCCTTTTTTGTAAGTCAATGTTTAAAAATGTTACCAAAAGCCTGTGCAATTATTTCCTATGCTGACCCAAATTTTAATCATTATGGATATATATATCAAGCAACGAACTGGTTATATTTAGGCACAAGTTCTCCAAAACATAGATATCATTTTGAAGATGGGTCAACATTTGATATGAGAAGAGGACTACATACAAAAGGCAAGATAGTTAAAAAAGAAAAACTAAAAAGTACTTTGAGATATTTATATCTAATTGGAACGAAATCAGAAAAAAAAAAAATGATGTCACATCTTAAACATTCGCCACAAAAATATCCAAAGGGAAATCCCAAACATTATGAGTGTAAAGATTTAAAAATATTATATCAAAAAACATTGTTTGATTAATATGACTAATAACTATACAAGTTACTGTCATGAGTATATTGGTTGAAAAATAAATTCAATATGATATTTTATAATTATGACTACTGGTAGACCTAAAATAAAAATTACTGAGGAAATCTGTATCAAAGCAGAACATCTTGCTTCTCAAGGATTAACAATGTCTCAAATTGCAGATGTGTTAGGTATAGGAGAATCTACACTTTATGAAAAACAAAATGAATTTCCAGAGTTTATGGAGTCTATAAAAAGAGGAAAAGCAAAAGGAGTTGCAGTTATTACCAATGCTTTATTTGAAAAAGCAAAAGATGGAGATAACACAGCCATGATATTTTATCTAAAGAATCGTGCTGGTTGGAAAGACAAGATAGAAACAGAACATACAGGAGAAGGATTGAAAATTGACATCAAAGCACCAGAACACTTCCAAAAAATTATGGAAGAATTGGACAGCCTTGCAGAGTACAAAGCCAAAAGAGCATCTTCTAAAGACGATAGAATTTTACAATAACTGGCTCTTAACTGTAAGAGATAAACAAATTACACCCACAGAAGAATTTAATATATGGTTGATTCTTGCTGGTCGTGGTTGGGGTAAAACACGAACAGGAGCAACTGATATTGTTTTATATGCACTTAGAAACCCAGATACTCAAAGTGCTGTTATAGCACCCACCTCTGGCGATTTAAGAAGGGTTTGTTTTGAAGGTGTTAGTGGTATAGTGAAACAGATTCCAGAAGAATGCTATTTAGAAGGATATAAAAGCTATAATAAATCTACAAGTGAGATTCAATTGGCAAATGGATCAAAGATTATGGGATTTAGTGCAAGTGAACCAGATAGATTGAGAGGAAGTCAATATCATAGAGCATGGTGCGATGAGTTAGCCGCATGGAGATACCCAGAAGCCTTTGACCAAGTTATGTTTGGATTAAGATTAGGAGAGAATCCACAATGTGTAATAACTACGACACCAAGACCTACAAAAATTATAAGAAAATTATTTAAACGAAAAGGACAAGATGTTTTTATTACTCAAGGCAGTACATATGAAAATCAAGAACATTTAGCTGAATCTGCATTAGAGCAATTTAAAGAACGATATGAGGGAACACGATTAGGCAGACAAGAACTGTATGCAGAGATTTTAGAGGATATTGAAGGTGCATTATGGAGTCATTTTCAATTAGATAAATGTAGAGTCAGAGAACAAGAAATACCAGAATTCAAAAAAATAGTGGTTGCGATTGACCCAGCAGTAACTGCCAATGCTAACTCAGATGATACTGGTATTATTGTTGCTGGATTAGCACAAAATAATAACTTCTTTATCTTAAGTGATAAAAGTGGTAAGTTTAGTCCAGATAAGTGGGCAAGACTAGCCATAGAGGAATTTTATCGCTATAATGCTAATATGATTGTAGCAGAAGTAAATAATGGTGGAGATTTAGTGGAACGATTATTAAGAAGTGTTGATACAAATATTCCCTATAAATCTGTTACTGCAACACGAGGTAAAATGTTAAGGGCAGAACCAATATCTGCTTTATACGAACAAGGAAAGGTTTTTCATACTAAAGTCTTTTCTGAATTAGAAGAACAAATGTGTTCTTATACAGGAGATAATAAAAAATCTCCAGACAGATTAGATGCTCTAGTTTGGGCATTGACAGAACTAAGTTCTTCCACAGGGAAGCCAATATGGAGAATAAGTTAATGAGCATCTATGATGATATAAAAAAAATATTTACAAAACAAATTAAAACAAAACAAGCACCTATCACTATGATGAATAATGTAGGTTATTCAGCACCAAGAAAAGATAGTTACCAACAATATGCAGAAGAAGGTTATCAACAAAATGCAGTGGTTTATAAATGTATTAACGAAATTGCAAATGGAGCATCATCAATTAAATTAAATGTTTTTGATGGCGATATTAAACTTGATGCACACCCATTAAAAAATTTATTACAAAGACCTAATCCTCTACAAGCTGGAAATGAATACTTTAAAGCATTGTATTCTTTTTTATTAATTGCTGGAAATAGTTATGCACTCAGAGTAGGTGCTGAAAATGGAGAACCTAGAGAACTCTATTTATTAAGACCAGATAGAGTTAAAGTTAAACCTAGTAATAATATGATTCCAAGAGGATATATTTATGAGGTTGGAGGTAAAGTCATAAAGGAATATGCAGTAGACCCACAAAATGGTTCTAGTGAAGTGAAACATTTTAAATTATGGAATCCAATAGATGATTATTATGGATTAAGTCCTATTCATTCTGCAAGCACAGATATAGATCAACACAATTTTGCCGCAAAACACAATGTAAGCTTGTTAATGAATGGAGCAAGACCTAGTGGTGCGATTGTATTTAGACCTAGAGATGAAGCTGGACAATCAGTACAACTCACAGAATATCAAAGGTCTCAACTCCTTCAAGATATGCAATTAAGATTACAAGGAACAAATAATAGTGGTAGACCCATGTTGTTAGAGGGAGATTTTGATTGGAAAGAAATGGGATTAAGTCCTAAAGATATGGATTTTCTACAATTAAAAAACATGAGTGCTAGAGATATAGCAATGTGTTTTGGAGTACCCAGTCAATTAGTAGGGATTCCAGATGCACAAACTTATTCTAATGTGCAAGAAGCAAGACTTTCATTATATGAGGAAACTATAATTCCATTGGCAAGAAGAATAGAATCTGATTTAAACGAATACTTATCTCCACTTTATGGAGAAACCATAAGAATAGAATATGATATTGATTCTATTCCAGCGATGGCAGAACGAAGAAAAAGAATTTATGAAAATGTTACTGTTGCAGTCAGAGAGGGAATTATATCTAGAAACGAAGCAAGAGAACGATTAGGACTAGAACCTATTACTGGTGGTAATGATGTTTATATCAGTGCAAACTTGTTTCCACTTGGAGAACCAGAAACTTCTCCATTAGAGGAAGAAGAGTCAAATCCAGAAAAAGAAGCAGAAGATGCGTATGGTATGAAATCAGAGATTAGAAAAAATGTTTTTACTACTCAAAAAGAAGCTGAAGACAGAGCAGAAGAAATAGGGTGTGTTGGTTTTCATTCACATGATGCTGATGGAAACAAAGTTTTTATGCCATGTGAAACTCATGCAGAATACGAAAAACTAACTGGAGAACAATTAAAATATCATACTGCTGACCCAGAATATTTAGTTCAACAAGACCCTAGAATGGGAGAAGGTGAAGATGTTTTTGATAGTGTTGGAGAAGCATTAGAAAGAGCAGAAGTGATTGGTTGTGAAGGAACGCATACTTTAAGAACTCCAGATGGAAATATATATATGCCATGCTCTACTCATGCAATCTATCTGAGAGAAACTAATCAAGACAAAGCTATTGAAGATATTAATATGAAACCAACACAAGAAATGGCAACTCAAGCACAACAAGCACTTGATTGGAGAAAAGAGTTTAAACGAGGTGGAACAAGTGTAGGAGTGGCAAGAGCCAATCAATTAGTAAGACGAGATAATTTATCACAAAGAACCATACTGAGAATGTATAGTTTTTTCTCAAGACATGAAGTCGATAAACAAGCTGAAGGATTTAGAAGTGGAGAAAAAGGATATCCAAGTGCTGGTAGAATTGCTTGGGGATTATGGGGTGGTGATTCTGGGTTTGCTTGGAGTAAAAGAAAAAGAGATGAAATTAATGCAGAATTAGAAAAATATGCTTGTGAGGATTTAGAAGAAAAACAATTATCTGCAAAAACAAGAAAGACATTAGAAGGCAAAATGAAAGACCATAATGAGAAGAATGGAGATAAAAAAGGCAAAAGAGTGACCATGAGAATGCTGGAAGGTGTATTTCGTAGAGGAGTTGGTGCATATAGAACGAATCCAGAATCAGTTAGAAGAAATGTAATGGGTCCGGATCAATGGGCGATTGCACGAGTCAATGCCTATTTATTTGCAGTCAGAACTGGAAGATTTAGAAGTGGTCAATTTGACAGGGATTTATTGCCTAAAGAACACCCATTATATAGAGCAAAAGAAAAAGAATAATGCTTAACAAAGCAATTAAGTCTGTTGAAGTAAAAGCACGAAAAAGAATCAACATCAGAAAAGAGTTTGCTGAACAAAACAGATTAAGAAAATCATTTGAAAGAAAACTTAGAAATCAATTAAATAGATATTTTAAAAAATATTATAATGGCATTGCAGACCTTTATGAAGAAGAATTGCCTTATGGTCAAGTCATTAGAGATAGTCAAATTGATTTAACTAAGATATTAAACTCTCACTACAGACAAGTAATAACATCATTTGGAGAAAGACAATTAAGGGTATTAGAAAAACAAGAAAATAGGTTTGAATCTATATATCAAGATTATGTCAACTTAGTAGGAGCAGAAAGAGTTGTTGGCATTACAAGGTCTAATCAAAAAATCATACAAAAAGTTATTAATGCAAACCAAGATGCTGGTGTTGCAGTGGTTGCTAAAGAAATTAGAGCATCATCAGAAGTGCCTTATACACGATATAGAAGTGCAACAATAGCTAGAACAGAAACTCATAATGCCGCTAGTTATGCAAATCAACAAACTGCACAATCTATGAATATTCCAGATCAACAAAAACAATGGGTAACAACACAAGACCCAAGGTCAAGAAGCACTCACCTCCAAGCTAATGGACAAGTTGTACCACTAGACGAAGATTTTATTGTAGGTGGTAAACCCATGAAATATCCCGGTGACCCACGAGGAGGTGCTGGAAATGTTATTAATTGCAGATGTGTTTTAATTTATACATCACCAGAAGATGTTGTAACAGATGACACGACAATAACTCCAAAACCAAGACAAGCTAGAGATATACCAAAGCCAGTTGAGTTTAGTATTACTGATGTAATTATAGCTAGAAATTTAAAAGGAAGAGATACACCAAAAGATTATGATAAGAAGCTATTAGACGGAACTAACGAAACACAAAAGAAAGTAATGGTAAATCTACCAAAACCAAGA